ATCGACGACGTCCCGACGTCGGACTGGTCCCTGGACGTCTGTAGTAAGCGCCTGGCCGGCTGTCGCTGCCGGTTCGGGGCGAATAACCCAATCCCTTACGGCGGGTTTCCTGGCGCTTCGGTATCGCACTAATGAACGACGACACTCGAGCAAAAGCACTGGCGCACGCGAAGCGCGAAGCACCGCGCGAAGCATGCGGCCTGGTCGTCGTCATCGGCCGGCGCGAAGACTATGTCGCATGCCGCAACATCGCGCCAGGCGCGGACCAGTTCGCGATCGACCCGCACGACTGGGCCGCGGCCGAAGACCGCGGCGATATTGTCGCGATTTTCCATTCGCACCCTGGCGCCGGTCCGGAACCGTCGGAAGCGGATCGCGCGGCATGCGAGGAAACCGGCCTGGCCTGGCATATCGTCGGACTTCCGACCGAACGCTGGGCGACGCTCGAGCCGTCCGGCTACGTTACGCCGCTGATCGGTCGCGAGTTCTCACACGGCGTCCTGGACTGCTACGGGCTGATTCGGGATTATTACAAGCAGGAATGCGGCGTCGCTTTGCGCGATTTCCAGCGGCTAAATGATTGGTGGTCGCAAGGCGGAAACCTGTACCTGGAAAACTTCGCGGCGGCCGGGTTTGTTCGCGTCGATTTGGATAAAGACTTTTCGATGCGTCAACACGACGTTTTGCTAATGCAGATAGCGGCGCCGGTCCCTAATCATGGGGCGGTGTATGCGGGCGATGGTACAATCCTGCATCATCTATACGGCCAATTATCCAGCCGTGTTGTCTACGGCGGATATTATCGAAAGCATACGACGCATGTCCTACGCTACACGGGCGGAAACGCCGCAACTTAGAAACGTTTTGTTGTCCGGCGAACTGGGGAAAAAGTTCGGCCGGCGTCATCGGTTCGCCGTCAATTCACCCGCGGAAGCTGTCCGCGCGCTGTGCGCTAATTTTCCAGGGTTCCAGGAACACGTCGTCGCCAGCGGCGAACGCGGCGTCGGATATCGCGTCCTGGCCGGGAAAAGCGCGGTCGCGCTGGATGAAATCGGGCACCCTACAGGCGGAAGCGACATTCGAATCGTGCCGATTGTGTCCGGCGGAAAGGGCGGTATCTGGATGGTCGTCGCCGGCGTCGCGCTGATCGCGGCGTCGTTCATTCCTGGTCTTAACGTCGCGGTATGGGCCGCGGCCGGCGGCGCCGCCGGCGCGATTACCTATTCCGGGATCGCGCTGGGGATCGGCATGTCGCTTTTGCTGGGCGGCATTACGCAAATGCTGTCGCCGCAACCGAAGACCAGCAACACGACGAAACAGACGTCCTATGAGTTTTCCGGCGCGGTCAATTCAACGCAGCAGGGCCTACCGGTCCCGGTCGGTTACGGCGAACTGATCGTCGGAAGCGCGGTAATCAGCGGCGGCGTTACGGTCGACCAGATCCCGACCAACGTTACGGGACCGCAAAACCTGGCGGCGATCGTTACGCAGAACATCGGCGCCGGCGGCGTCGTTTCCTATGTTCTGACGTCGACCTGGACCGCGGCCGGCCAGGCGACCGCATACGACGTCACAGTCCAGGGTCCAGGGTTCGGTCCTGTCACGCTGGCGCGCACGACGGGAACGACCGTGCTCGAGGCGGTTCCGGGTCCTGGCCCGTATTCCGTCGTCGTAAATCCGGTCGAATCAAACGGGAAGTATGGTCCGACCGCGTCCTGTCTCTCTCAATACGTCCCGGCGGGCTAAAAATATGGCACGAGATAAAGGCGTCCCGCTGGTCATCGGCGCGAAAGGCGGCAAAGGCGGCGGAAGCGGCGCGATCGAGGATTCCGATACGCTCGCCAGCCGGGCCTATGCTCAGGTCCTGGACCTGATTTGCGAAGGCGAGGTCGAAGGGCTGGTCGGCGGAATGCAGGGCGTCTATTTGGACGGAACGCCGCTTCAAAACCCGGACGGGTCGTTCAATTTTTCCGGCGTTTCGTTCGCGTTCCAGCCGGGTTCGCAAGGCCAGAACTATATCGCCGGCTTTTCCGAAATCGACACGGAATACAGCGTCGGACTAGTCGTCCATCAATCGTCGCCGATCGTCCGCACGATCACGAATACGGACGTCGACGCGGTCCGCGTCGTTATCGGCGTCCCGCAACTGACAAGCCAGGACGTTAAGACCGGCGACATTCACGGAACGTCTTTCGACGTGGCGATCGACGTCCAGACGGCCGGCGGCGGATACGTCCAGCGGCTATACGACACGGTTTCCGGAAAGACGTCGAACTATCAGCGCGCCTATCGGATCGAGCTATACGGCGCCGGTCCCTGGGATATCCGCGTTCGCCGGATCACGGCCGACAGCGTCGTTTCGGCGCTGACGAACGCCTTTAACTGGGCGACCTATACGGAAATCATCGACGCGAAACTGACCTATCCGAACAGCGCGATTGTCGCGCTTCGCATGGATAGCGCACAGTTCCAGTCGATTCCCCAGCGCGCCTATCGGATGCGCCTGTTACGCGTCCAGGTTCCGAGCAATTACGACCCGGTCACGCGCGCTTATTCGGGCGCCTGGGACGGGACGTTCAAAATCGCCTGGACCAACAATCCGGCATGGTGCTTTTACGACCTGTTGACCAACGAGCGTTACGGCCTGGGCGAATTCGTTTCCGCCGGCCAGGTCGACAAATGGGCGCTGTATCAGATCGGCCAGTATTGCGACGTCATGGTCCCGAACGGGTTCGGCACGCAGGAACCGCGCTTCGCGCTTAACTGCTATATCCAGAATTACGCCGATGCGTTTAAGGTCGTCCAGGACCTGGCGTCCTGTTTTCGCGGAATGCCATTTTGGACGACGGGCACGGTTACGGCGGTCCAGGACGCGCCGTCGTCGCCGGTCGCGCTATTCACGCAGGCGAACGTCTTAAACGGCGCGTTTAGCTATTCGGGAAGCAGTCTAAAAGCGCGACACACGGTCGCACTTGTTACCTGGTTCAATATGGACGACATGGCGCGTCCATATGTCGAATACGTCGAAGATACGGAAGGCATCGCGCGGTATGGCGTCATCCAGACGCAGGTAACGGCGTTCGGATGCACTTCGCGGGGCCAGGCGCACCGCGTCGGGAAATGGCTCCTGTACAGCGAGCGGTCGGAAGCTGAAACGGTCACGTTCCGGACGGGCCTCGAGGGCGTCCCTGTGCGTCCCGGCGACGTTATCAAGGTTTCCGACGCCATGCGCGCCGGCCAAAGCCTGGGCGGCCGGATTTCGGCGTCTGACGGGCTAAACACGGTCACGATTGACCGGGACCTGGTCGACGTCAACAAGGCCGCCGTCAATCCGATCGGCGCGTCCATCAACATTGTTTCGATCGACGGCGCCGTCCGGACCGGAAGCATTACCGGCGTCAACGGCCGGAAACTGACGGTCGCGAGTAATCAGGGCCTGGCGAACATGCTGTCCGGCGTCCAGGCGCAAGCGCTTTGGGTCATCGAGACGAGCGGAATCGCCGCGCAACTATTCCGCGTCATCCAGGTAACGGAAGCGGACCGCGGCCAATACGACATAACGGCCGTCGCGCACAATCCGAGCAAATACGACGCGATCGAATACGGCCTGGCGCTCGAGGTCCGCGACATTTCCGACCTGTCGACGCGGCCGTCGGCGCCGACGTCCGTCCAGGTTTCGGAAAACCTGTACCTGTACCAGTCGAACGTCTTTTCGCTGATGACGATTTCCTGGCCGTCCGTCATCGGCGCGACCGCGTACAAAGTCGGATACAGCAAAGACGGCGCCAACTGGGTTTTCGAAAACACGCCGGCGAACGAACTGGAAATCCGCATGGCGGCGCCGGGATCCTATGACGTCCGCGTATGGACGATCGGCGCTTCGCAGCTTACGTCATCGGCGTACGCCGAAACGGTCCAGTCGATCCTGGGGAAGTTTGCGCCGCCGGCGGACGTCCAGGGCCTGACGTTCGGGATCGACCAGAACGCCGGCGCGAAGCTGGCCTGGGCGCCGAATACGGACGTCGACCTGTACGCGTACGAAGTCCGCAAGGCGACCAGCGGGACCGATTGGGCCAGCGCTACGTCGCTGGGTCAAATCAAGGCGACCGCCTTTACGATCGGCGTCCAGGGATGCGTCGGAACGTACCTGGTCAAAGCGATCGATACAAGCGGGAACTACAGCGTCAACGCGGCAACGGTCGCTGTAACTATGCCGGTCGCGCCGGCGCCGGTCGTCGCGGGCGTTTTCAGCGGTCCTAACTACAATCTGACCTGGAATCAGGTCTTAGGGAACCTGGCGACGGACCATTACGAGATCCGCACGGACCTGAATTTCGGCCAGACGGCCGGGCTTATCACGACCCAAAAAGGGACGTCCTATTCGGCGAAGGTCAACTGGTCCGGAACGGTCGTTTTCTACGTCGCCGCGGTCGACATTGGCGGGAACTACGGCGGCGCCGGCCAGGCGACGCTGGTCGTCAACGCGCCTATTCTGCCGGTCATCACCCAGCAGGTTATCGACAATAACGTTTTGCTTCGCTGGACCGCGGCGAATGCGACGCTACCGCTAGACCATTACATCGTCGCGCGCGGGACGACGTTCGCCGGCGCGACCGTGCTCGGGACGATTTCCGGGACGTTCGACGTCATTTTCGAAACGACGCCGGGAAGCTTTACATACTGGATCGCAGGCGTCGATTCGGCGGGCAACCAGGGACCGGCGGCCAGCGTTACGGCGTTCGTCAATCAACCGCCGGACTATGTCTTGCGGTACAACTACGACGCATTTTTCGACGGGCTGATCGACGACTTTCGCGCCGGCGCAATCAATGCTGATTTCACCGTAAGCGGGGCCACGATGGCGGCCGGCGCCGGGATGACGCTGACCAGCACCGGCACGAATCCGCAACTGATCCGCACCTGGCAACTGATCGAGAATCACCCGAACGGATGCGAATATCCGATCGTCCGCGTCAAGCTGACGCGCGTCGCCGGATCCGGCTGGACCGGGAAGGCCTACTGGTCGACGGCCGGTCACGGATTCACGACTGGCTATTACCAGACGAACGCGACAAACCCGGCGATCGGCGCGCAGGTCACTATAGATTGGGACATGCGCGCACCGACGGCCGGCGGCACGGACTACATGATGAACGCGCTGTCCGGGATCCGCCTGGACCTGGGCGCGACCGCGGCCGACGTCTTCAGAATCGACTATATCGAGCTGGTCCCGTTCCTGTCGACGAACGTCGTCGAGGACGTCGACAGGTCGCTGGTTATGCCGGTCAACACGACGGAAACATTCCAGCAGCATTTCGACAGTCACACCTGGGCGGCGCCGTCGAACCAGGTCGCCGCCGGCTATCCGATTTTCATCGAGCCGGGCCTGACGACGTCGACGTATGTCGAATACATCGATTACGGAACCGTTTTGCCGGCGACGCGCGTTTCGGTCACGCCGACGTATGTCGTCATCGACGGGGCGCCGTCGCTGTCCGTCACGATCGAAGTATCGACGGACGGCGTAACCTGGACGACGTACGCCAACACGACGGCCGTCTATGTCACCAATTTCCGTTACGCGCGATATACCGTCACAGTTACAGGCGCCGGTCACGATTTGTTGCGCCTGCAGGGCATCAATTACCGTTACGACGTCAAGCTGAAAAACGACGCCGGCACCGTCCAGGCGCTGTCGACAGATACGAACGGAACGCCGGTAACATTCGCCGTCGGATTTATCGCTGTAACATCGATCACGGTAACGGCGAACACGACGTCGCCAGTTTTCGCGGTTTATAATTTCGACGGTAGCAAACCAAATCCGACCGGTTTTACGGTCATGATTTTCGACAAAAACGGAAACCGCGTCGCCGGGCAAGTGTCCTGGTCCGCGAAGGGAGTTTAAAGCTATGGCGGCGGATTGGAGCCAACCAACAATAGGGACGCCGTACGCGACATTGCTCGCCGCATTGCTCGCGCGCGACGTCGACAGCGCGACGATGTATCAGTCCGGCGGGACGGCGACAAACGTCCCGGATAAAGCGGTTCGCTGGAACCCGGCGACGAATTCATTCGAGCAATACAGCCTGGCCGGCGGGACCTGGTCGCAAATGATGGCAAACGGCCTGGCCGTTCCGTCCGTCACGGTCGCGAACGCGCCGACGACCGCGGCGCATGCGACGCGGAAAGACTACGTCGACGGCCAGGTTACGGCCGTTTCGACCGTCGCGAATGCGGCGCTTCCGAGGTCCGGCGGCACGATGAACGGGTCGCTTTACGTGCAGTCCGGCGGCACGACAAACGGATTTGAAAACGGTAACGGCGACGCGGCAAGTTACGGAACCTATAACTTCGCGATGCGCGGCTGGAATGGTATGGGGATGCGATCGTTTGATAATACGATCAATGGTTATTACGATTTCCGCGCCGGAAAATGGGACACGAAGGGCGGATTTTACGTTAATGGCGTTCGCACCTGGGATTACACGAATTTTAATCCGGCGAATTATATCCCTACCTGGGGCGGATCGATCACCGGCCAGCTTACTATGGCGAATTCGCAGAGTCTGGCGCTACAGGGAACTGGATACACCGGATATATGCGAGGCGACCAAGCCGGCCTGGTCGGATTTATCAACCAGGCGCAAAACGCGTGGAATTTCCAGATTACGGACGGCGGGAACGTCAACGCGCGCGGCGTCGTATATGCCGGCGGAAGCGGCGGCGCCTATCTGAATACCGACGGGAATATTTGGGGCACCGCATGGGGCGGCTGGCTGAGTAATTCAATAGCGGCAAAGGCGAACGCCTGGCATTCTGGCTGGGGTAATTCCGGGTATGTCGTAACGGATACGTCGAATATCGCGAAAATCAATTGGGACGGGTCGAATACGCTTCTGTACATCGATTCGACTTACCAGGGCGCATTGATTAACCATAACAATTATGGAAGTTGGTGCGCACCGCGATCGATTATGGACCAGGGCGGCGTCGGGTCTTATGCGATTCGCGGGACTGTAAGTTCATACGACACGCCGAACAAAGCGTCGGATAGCGGCTGGTCGGCTTATGCCGGCGGCTGGCGCGCACAAGACCAGGTCAACGTCGGCGGGAATAACACTCAATACGTAAGACTTTGGCAGAGGACGTCATGATTACCGTACCAACACAGGCAGAAATCGCCGCGGCCGAAGCACTGAGCAAAGCCGCGTCCGAAGCGGTCGCGGCCGTTCCGGCCGGACCCGCCGTCGCGCCCGCGGTCGACCAACCGGCCGCGATCGAGGCGAAGGCGCCGGCGAAGCCGTTTGAAATCGGCGTCGTCACTAATCCGCGCTGGGCCGACACGGCGCAAACCGCGATTATCTGTACCGTCACGTTTCCGAATCACCCGATGGGGTACACAGAGCCGCACCAGTTCCTGGCCTGGCCGGGCGACGTCGAAGCGCACGGCCGCGAACTATTCGCGCGCTGCAAGGCTGGCGAATTCGGCACCGTCGCGCCGTATGTCGTCGACCTGGTCGCGCTGGACGCGCAGATGCGACACGATCGCGACATGCTTTTGCGGCAAACCGACTGGTCGCAATTGCCGGACGTCGGCGAAGCGCGCCGGGCCGCATACGCTGGCTATCGCCAGGCGCTTCGCGACTTGCCAGCGACGGCCGGCTGGCCGACGTCGATCGTCTGGCCGGACCTGCCGAAAGTCTAGCCGGCGCGCGCGGCGCACTTCGCGCAGCGAACAAGCTATCCAGACGAGAACGAAAAATCCCGGACCGCATGTCGACGCGGTTCCGGGATTTTTTATTGGTCCGCCGTCGCCGAACGACAACAGCAATCCAGAGGGACGAAACACCGCCGGCATTTTGTAAATTATGCGTGCTAACATCGCGTTTGTAATTTCTACAAAGGCCGCATGCCATGCCGGATAAAGAAAACGTCGTCGAACACGCTGTCGCATTCGCATTGCTTCGCCAGGAAGTCGCCGCGCTGACGGAAGCGCACAGGAAAACGGACGAGCAAATCCAGGGCCTTCTGGACGCCTGGAACGCGTCGAAATGGGTCGTCCGATCCGTCGCCGCGATCGCGGGTTTCGCCGCCACTGTGGGCGGCATTTACGCCGCCTGGCGGGGCATCAAATGACGACGTTTTCCGATGCATTCGCGATCGTCGTCGGCGTCGAAGGCGGGTTCCAGAACGACCCGCGGGACAATGGCAACTGGACCGGCGGAAAGGTCAACGTCGGCGCCTGCAAAGGCACGAAATACGGTATCAGCGCGGCGGCATTTCCGAACGAAGATATCGCCGGCCTGACGCTCGAGCGCGCGCAAGCGCTCGCGAAGACGCGTTACTGGGATCCGCTGAAGCTGGACCAGGTCGACCCGCGGATCGCGTTCCAGGCGTTCGACACTGCATACAACGGCGGATACACCGCCAAATGGCTACAGCAAGCGGCCGGGATGACGGGATCGCAGGTCGACGGAAACATTGGCCCGGCTACGCTGGCGGCGCTTAACGCATTGGATCCGGACAAAGTAATCATGCGGTTCGACGCGTCCCGGCTGGAATACCTGACGGACTGTCAGACCTGGCCGACCTATTCGCGCGGCTGGACCAAGCGCGTCGCCGCAAACCTTCGCCGCGCAGCGGCATAACAACAGGGGAACACCATGTCGGGAATTCAGACCGCGATATCGACCGTCGCGAAGTTTGCGCCGACCGTCGCAAGCATGCTGGGCGGGCCGCTGGCCGGGACCGCCATTTCGGCGCTGGAATCGCTCCTGGGCCTGTCGCCGGCGCCTGGCGCGTCGACCGACGACCGGGCGAGCGCAGCGGCGGCGGCCGTCGCCGGCGCGACGCCGGACCAGGTCCTGGCGCTGAAGAAAGCGGACTACGATTTCCAGGTCCAAATGGCGACAATCGCCGCCGGCGTCACGAACGCGCAAGTCGCCGCGGACGGCGACCAGGTCGACCAGGTCAATCAAACCATGCGCGCGGAGTCCGCGGCCGGTAAGGGCGCGACCTGGCGCGAGGCGTGCGGCTGGGTCCTGGCGATCGCGTCGTTTGTGTCGGTCCTGGGCGTCATCGGCCTGTTTTACGTCGCGCTGGTCCTAAAGGATATGACCGCGATAAACATGGTCCCGGTCCTGACTATGTCGATCGTCGGCGTCCTGACTGTACCGGGCGCGGCCGTCGGGATCACGGCCTGGCATCAAGGCGTAAGGGACCGGATCGCGGCCGGCCAATAACGCGGAAACCCTTGCCTGGCAAGGGTTCGCCGTTTGTTCGATAACTTCTATTACGTCAAGTCATGCAAAACCAGCACGAAAAAATCAAGGGTTATCGCGACCTGTCACAGCACGAAATCGACCTGATGAACGCTATCAAAACGGCCGGCGAAAAGCTGGACCAGCTTTGCGGCCTGGTCGACGATCACCTGGCGGCGCAATTCACCGCGGCGCACCAGGCGAAAGGCGCCGGCGAAATTGACCGTCTGTCGTCCGCGGCGCCGTCGTCCTGGCTGAATGACGCGCGGCGCGACCTGCAGGTCGGCGTTATGAAGCTGACGCGCGCGGTCGCACAGCCGACGACGTTCTAAGTCCCTGCCCTACCCTGCAAAAACCCGGCCGCGGCCGGGTTTTTTCATCGCTGCGCGGCGATCGCGGCGCGCCTTCGCGCCATTTCCGCGACCAACCATTCGACCGCGTCGTCCGGATTCCCTAGTTCGCCCGTTACTCGCCGGCGCGCATTCATCGCGCCGGCCTGGCGCATAGTGATTTCGACGGCGCCGGCATCGACCGCCAGCGCGCGCTTACTGAGCGCGATATCGTAATGGCTGCCGCTCGTCTTCTGCGGATCCTGCCACCAGCGGCGCGCGACGCCGATCCGGCCGGCCATTTCGTGCAATTCCGCGTCGGTATCGGCCAGCATATGACACATCACCATGCGCCCAAACCGGGCGCGCATGTCGTCGACATAGACTGTCATCGTTTCGCGAACAGCCTGGAACGAGTGTCCGCGCGTTCCTGGCAACAGACGCAGCGCGTCGCGCGCATGGCGACCCGGACGTCCGGTAACGCGTCGTCGCAGTCTTCGCAGTCCGTTACAGCCGGGCCAGCATCGGCCGCGCGCTTCGCTGCCTCGAGCGCTCGAGCGCGTAACAGCGTTTCGATTTCGCGCGATGCGAGTTCGTTCGCCAGGTCGATTGTGTCCGCGATCACGACAGCACCCCAGCATGGCCGGCCGGCACCGCCAGCGACGTAATACCGCGCCAGCGGAACGCCGGGACCCCTACTTCTACATTCGCCGTCAATCCGCCGTCAATGAACCAGCGCTGACCGTCCCAATAGTCCGGTTCGGCCTGGCATTCCAGCGCGGGATATTCGCGCACGTAATGACCCGGATACGCCGGCGCGACGTCGGCGTCGAACCATTCTGTAAAGACCGCTTGCCAGGCGTCGCCGGGTTCCGTGCCGAAGCTGGGCGCATACGCCGGCACGTCGCCGCGGAAACGCCATTGCTGGCCGTCCCAATACCGGCGCACGATCGCCGCGGCGCCGGCATACCTGGCGAAGTAATAGCCGGGCACCGGCGGCGGCGTCTGGACCGGGAAAAACGGCGTCACGTCGACGCCGGCGACCGGCGCGGCGGTCGCCAGCAATTCCGCGAACGAGCGGACCAACAGCGCGGAACGGATGGCGGAATCGATCATCTTAAATTTTCTCCAACATGGAAGCCGCGGCACTTGCGGCACGAATACGGATGGACGGCGGCGTCGCGATGGCGACGGATATTCTTTGCGGCGAAGGCGGCGGCGGACCATTGTGTAAAGCGCTTTTTGCCTTCGCATGATTCGGCGCGTCCGACGGTCCGACTGGCGTTTGGATTGAGGGACGCGCGCATGGCTAGACCGGGCTGTCGTCTGTCGCCGCGGCGACTTGCGCCTGAAGCGCGGCGACGCCGGCCGGCGCGTCGTCGGACTTGCTCGAGGCGCGCGCCTGGTCGAATGCTCGAGCGCTCGCGCGCACTGTCTCGAGCCAATCGGAACCCAGCGCTTTCTGGACTTTCGCCGGCACCTTTGCAATGCAGCTATCGATATGGGCCAGTCCGCCTTCAGCGTTCGACCGGAGTCGGTTCCGGAAGCGTTCGACGTCCGGATCCAGTTCGATTCCGCCGGCGACCCATTGGCGAAGCGCGAAACCCATGTCCGGAGTTAGATACCCTTTTTGCGGGCCTTTCTCGCCGAAAATCGGAATCAGGTCTTTCGGGCATTTGATGACGTCGCGCGCGCGGCCGGCGTCCTGCAGCAACATGGACGCCGTCGCTTCAAACATGAAATTCTTTTCCTGGATCGGCTGAATCCCAAGCGACACAGGTTTTTTCGGGTCCGTGAAATCCGTTTTTTCGCGCGCGCGCACGCAGAAAATAATATGCATGTCGCACTGAAGCGCGGCATTCATGAACGACTTGTGAAGGCGCTTCGCTTTTTTCCAGTCGGCGAGGCGTCCCGACGTATCAGCGGCGATTTCCTCACAACCGCCCGTCCCTTCCCATTCGTGCGTCGCGCTGTCGACGACCAGCGCTTCAACGCCGGCCGCCTGGAATTCGAGAATCGCCGCCTTGTAACGGTCCGGCGAAAACGGCGGTTCCAGGTCGCCAATTAGAAACGGGACGTCCGTCGCCGGCGACGTCGCTTTCAGTTCATCGGAATACAGCGAGCCGCGGCCGTTTTCGGTATCCAGGAACCCTACTTTCGCCGCGTCGAATCCGGCCAGACCGTACGCCAGCAGCAACGCCGACAAGGTTTTCCCGTCGCCAGTCTGGCCGGCCAGGACGATCACCAGGCGCGCGCCGGCGCGCTGGGCTTTTCTGATTTTAAGGACGCTCATTTTGTTCTCGAGGGCCAGCAATTGGCCCGGCTGGTTGTTTTTTGACGCTGGCGCTTAGAACACCGGCACGACGGGCGATTCGTCCGCGGCAAGCGCGGCGGCCATTCCGATTTCCGCGAATGCCGGCATTTGCAACGGCTGGATATTGTCCCCATAGCCGGGCCAACGCTCGCGGACAACACAGTCGCGCAGGACGCGCAACAGGCGCTTATATTCGGCGCGGCCGGCCGCCAGCATGTCTTCAGCGGCGTAATAGAAACCGGACGCGTACGGCGGCGTTTTCTCCCATGCGGCGAACACGAACGGCAATTCCTGTCCGGTTACGGCTTTGACGCCGTCGACGTAAAACGCCGCGGCGACCCAGTAACGGTAATTCCAGACGGCGCGGCCGAATCCCGCCGGCGACGCGTCAATGGTCGATTTGACGTCAACGATCGCGCCAGGAATAAGCCAGTCCGGACGGACGCGGCAAAGGATCCCGGTTTCCGGGTCTTCCCAATAGAACGATTGTTCCGCGACGCCGCCGTTAAGGAACAGCGTCCGCGCCGACGGATGCGAGCGAAGCGACTTCGCGATGGACAGACAGGTATCCATGTCTGCGTCCTGCAGCGCGACGCGGTCCGCGACTGCGGCGGCGTACGCGTCGTCGTAAAACACGACGTCGGCGCCGGCGGCGATCAATGACGCCTTAAGTTCCGATTTAGTTCCCGAAACTTTCAAGCCATGCGCCTTTGCGGCCGCCTTATATTCTTCTGACGATTGCAACGCATTGCCAAGGGTAAAAGCGGACGGCGCGCGGACATACTCGGCGGCGAATTTTTCCGGTTCCAGAATCGCGGCATGGATCGCGGTTCCTAGCGTGAAATGCGATTTTTCGCGACGCGCCTGTCGATTTTTTGCGACATACGCCGCCTCAAAATGCAACGGGGATTGCGCCAGCACCTTAAGCATGCTCGAGCTAACGCCAGGGCCGGAATGGTAAGCCTCGTTTGAGAGGTCGGTATATACGCCTGTCCGCATGTCAAACCTGTAAAAGATAACGGCATGTCGCCGCGGAACGAATATTAATCTGAATGTACGTTTGCACACAATAAAAATTTGTTACACTTCAAAACATTATTAAACAGGTGCGGTAAAAAATGCCAAACACAGGCGAATCTTACTATTCTAAGCTGGCGAGTATGGCGGCGAACGCGCGCCTTTCTATCGCCGGGCTTTGTCGCGAAGCTGGCGTCGCACCGGCGACGGCGACGCGCTGGAAAAGCGGCGTCGCGGCGCCGACAATGCGGATATGGGACAAGCTGGAAAGAAGCGCGAAGGCGGCGGCCGATCGTCGTAAGTGTCCGCAATGTCACAGCGAAGACACGGAACCCGTCGCGACGGACGCGCACCCGAAAATGCGCGCGTGTTGCGCCTGTTTTACGTGCTATCTCGAGGGCGAAAAGGAATGAAGCTTCGCCCGTATCAGGACGACATGGTCGGCGGAATGCGCCAGGCATACGCGCGCCGATTGCGCGCCGTCCTGGCCGTTTTGCCTACCGGCGGCGGAAAGACATTCACATTCGTTTTCACGGCAAAAGGCGCCGTCGCGCGCGGGTCGCGCGTTTGCATCCTGGTCCATCGCCGGGAATTGCTGAAACAGGCGTCGCGGTCGCTGGACGCGATGGACGTCCAGCACGGACTTATCGCGCCGGGCCGGCGACAGACGCAGGACGCCGTCCAGGTCGCCAGCGTCCAGACGCTTATTCGTCGGATCCGCAAATACCAGGACGCCGGCCTGGCGCTCCCGCCGTCGCTGCAATTCGACCTAATCGTTATCGACGAAGCGCACCACGCGACCGCCGGATCTTGGCGCCAGGTCCTGGACACCTATCCGGCGGCAAAGGTCCTGGGCGTCACGGCGACGCCGACCCGGTCGGATGGCCAGGGCCTGGGCGCCGACGGCGGCGGCATATTCGATGAAATCGTTATTGGCCCGCAAATCCAGGAACTGATCGACGACGGATACCTGGTCGACGCGCGCGTCTATTCGCCGCCTGAAATCGCCGACACGACCGGCTTAAAAGTCGGATCCAACGGGGATTTCCGGCCGGACGATTTGGCCCGGCTGTACAACGCGCCGACGGTAACGGGCGACGCGATCGCGCATTACCGGAAGCTGGCGCCGCGCCAGCCGGCCGTCTATTTTTGCGCCGACGTCAAAGCGGCAAAGGACCTGGCCGAAGAATTCAACGCGGCCGGATTCCGCTTTGTCGCGCTGGACGGCGGCATGGATGACGCGGACCGCGACGAAGGTTTGCGCGCGATGGGCGCCGGCGAAATCGACGGGATAACGTCCTGTGACATCGTTTCCGAAGGAACCGACATTCCGCGCCTGACGGTCGCCGGACTACTGCGGAAAACTGAATCGCTGGGCCTGTACCTGCAGCAAATCGGCCGCGCGCTGCGGCCTGTCTACGCGCCTGGGTTCGACCTGTCGACGCGGGAAGGTCGACTGGCGGCGATCGCGGCCAGCGACAAGCCTTACGCGATCGTCCTGGACCACTGCGGCAACGTGAAACGGCACGGCATGCCGCAAGCGTTCCGCGAATGGTCGCTGGACGCTGAGGTCGAGAGCAAGGCCGGCGGCAAAAGCGACAAGGTCCCGCCGGTCATCAAATGCGAAAAGTGTTTCATCGATCGACCAGGCGGCAAAGTCTGTCCGGTATGTGGCCACGAAAACAAAGTCGAAGCGCGAACGATCATCGTCGCGGACGGCGAATTGGCCGAAGTCGATCCAGAGGAAATGCGCGAACGCGAGGCAATAAAGACGCGCGAGCGGGCCGCCTGTCGGACCATCGGCGACTTTTCCCGGTTCGCCAAAAAGTACGGATATAAACCCGGCTGGGCGTTCATGCAAATGAGAATGAGAAGTAAGCCGGCGCGTAATCTCGAGGTCATCAATGAAGACAACACAGAAGCAGCTTTTTAACGGCCGCTTTGTCGACAACGACAGCGAAGCCTGGCGCGAACAATGCGAAGCGCAAACCGTTTTGAATTACGCGACGCGCGCGCAACGCTGGGACCATATTCGCCGCGTCGAGGAACGTCGCGGCGAGGCGGCATGCATGCGGTTACAGGCGGTCATGGTAAATATGATGACGACCGAACGACAGCGCAATGGCATAATTCAAGCCTTAATGCAGTATCGCGACGCGACATACTGGCGCAAATTCCGCGAAGTATTGACGTCCGACGACTTCAACAATCCGACGCCGGCGACGGAAAAATCGCTGGCACTCTAAGGAATTAAATTCACATGGCAAGCGTCAACAAAGTAATTCTGGTCGGCAACCTGGGCGCCGATCCCGAAACGCGTTACCTTCCGTCCGGCGACGCCGTCGCAAACATTCGCATTGCGACAACTGAGCGTTACAAAGAGAAGGAAAGCGGCGACGTAAAAGAGATCACCGAATGGCACCGGATCGCGTTTTTCGGGAAGCTCGCGGAGATCGCCGGTAAGTATCTGAAGAAGGGATCGTCCGTCTATATCGAAGGCCGGATCCGGACCCGCAAATGGCAAGCGCAGGACGGCACGGACCGTTATTCGACGGAAATTATTGCCGATCAAATGCAAATGCTGGGCGGCAAACCGGCGGGCGACAACGACGAAAGGCGCGAACGTTCCGCGCCGGCCGATCGCGGCGAGCAGCGCGGCGCCAGCGGCAAACCGTCGGCGCCGGCCGGCGAGGGGTTCGACCAAATGGACGACGACATTCCCTTCTAACGAAAGGTATTTGTAAATGCACAGCACCCGCCGACACAATTCCGACCGGTTTCCGTCCGTCATCGCGCTATGCGGTCGCGCTGGCGCCGGTAAATCGGCCGCGGCCGAATTGCTCGCGCTGCATGGATACAAGACGGTCAAGTTTGCAACGCCGCTTAAAAACATGCTCCGCGCGCTGGGCCTGACGGAACGCCAGATCGAAGGCGACCAGAAAGAACAGCCGGCGGAATTGCTGGGCGGGAAAACGCCGCGCCAGGCAATGCAAACACTCGGGACGGAATGGGGCCGCGGCCTGATCGGCGACGACGTATGGATCCGCGCCTGGTCGCTCGAGGTCGAACGCATTGTGTCGCGCGGCGGTCGCGTCGTCGTCGACGACTGCCGGTTCGAAAATGAACTGGCGGTCGTCCTGCAGTACGGCCGCGCCGTGCGGATCAATCGTCCCGGCCTGTATATCGAGTCGACGCACCAGTCGGAAACCGCGCTGGACGCCGTCGACATGCCGCAAGTCTGGAACACCGGGACGCCTGTCGACCTGATGGACTGCATTCTGCGGACGGTCACGCAATGAAGCCGACATTTTGGCCGTATGCCGCGATCGGCTTTTCCGTCCTGGCGATGGACGTCCTGTTTTTCCTTCACATCGCGCCATGAAAGAAAACGAAGTTACGGCGCGCTGCCGCATTGTCGCCGGTCGCATGCGGACCGTGCTTTTACGGAATCAAATCGGCCGTTACCAGGATTTGCGGTCCGGCCGATGGATTGCGTACGGCGTCGGCGGGAAGGGCGCCGGCGACTTTCTCGGATGGAAATCCGTCCTGATTACGCCGGACATGGTCGGAAAGACAATCGCGCAATTCGTAAGCGCGGAATTCAAAGGCGACGGCGGGCGCGCGACGAAAGAGCAGGTCGCATTCCGCGACGCCGTCAACGCCGCCGGCGGTCGCGCTGGTATCGTCGCCAGCGAACGCGACATGGCCGAATTACTGAAGGATTGAACGCATGTCCGTTACGACACAACTCGGCGACCTGACGGCGACTTATGACGGGCGCGCGGTCGAAATAGACGGGCCAGGAACGGCCGTTATGACAATGGACCTGGCCGGGAACGTTACGGCGGCGACGCTCGAGCCGGACGACCCGGCATATCCGCGCATGGTCACGTACGGATTACGCGTCCTGGGATGGAACATCGTCCCGCCGTTCCTGTAAACAGGACGAAAGCTGGACATTTGTATCCTGACCGATTGGTTAAAATGTAATCAGCACACTTGATTTCGTAATGTCGTATGTACGGGTTCGCACCTATGGAAACGGCGCGACATTGGCGACATTGATTTTTCTGGACCCGCTTGCATAGCGGGTTTTTTTATGATCCAATCGCCAACGTCGGTACAGCCTTTTACAAAAGTAAAAGCAACGCCGAAACAATTCCAACAGGGGAAAGCAATGACGACGACCAAAAATACACCGTTCGACCTGGCCCGCGCGAAGGCCGGCGACCCGATTTACGCAGGCGAACGCGAACCGGCTGTATTCCTGATGCATGCGCCGGACGCAGATCCGCGCCAGCGCGTCGTCGTCCGCATTAAGGACCGAATTCGTCTTTTCAGCGAACAAGGAAAAGAGGCGCCGACGCGCGGCCGTCCGGTAATCCTGACGATGGGTCCGCGCATTGCCTATTTCAATTTGTACCAGGACGCGGACAACGAATGCATTGTCCACGGCCAGCGGTTCGAAACGCTGAAGGAAGCGGAGGAAGACGCCGCAACCAATCCGCGAAAAGGATTCGTCGCAACTGTCCCGGCCGAAGTCCCGATGACGCCGGCCGCGGCGCACGCACCGACGCCGGCGCCGACGCCGACGCCGGCACCTGCTACCGCCTGATGACTGGGACGCCGGCGCCGCCGGCGCGACGAAGCTATGGAGCAAGCCGACACTATGTCCGACTTAATCGCCCGTCTAGAACGGGCTTTTTTTGCGCTGCGGAATCCGGCGCCGCCAGCACTGCCGGCACCCGATCGCCAGCCGGAAATCGACGAATTGCGCGCGAAGCTGGCGGCATCGATCGCGGAAGGCGAAGCAACCCTGGCCCGGCTGGTGGGCGCGGAAAGGGCGCTGGAACTGAATAAAAAGGCGCTGGCGTCCGCGAACGCCGATATCGAATCCCTGGGCGTCCGGACTGTCGAGTTAAGCCAGCAGGTCGCCGCGCTCGAGCAGGAACGCGACGAAGCGCGGCGCACGGTCGGCGACCGGGACGACCTGATCGAAACGCTACGGGCTGAAATCGACGCGGCGAACCAGGCGGACCAGGCGGCCGGAAGCGCTGGGCCGGATCCGGCGGCCGTCGACGCTGCGGCGCTCGAGGCACAAAAAGCGGTCGGCGGGTCGCTCGAGTATGTCGCCGCTGAACGCATGGTCGAATACGCGCGGAAGCTAGTCGCGCTGATTCATTCGTCGCCGAATATTGTAGAGGGCACAGAGAATGCAACCCCGTCTGTATAGTATTGAAGGCGCACACAGCGCGCGAGGACCAGCCATGCGACCGAAAACTAAAACGCCGTACGCGATCCCGGTCGGCTATGTCGCGCTGCCGGTCGAACCGACGCGCGAAATCATCGAAGCTTTCGAGGCCGCACAGCCGGGCGGATTCCTATCGCTGAAGGGTTACGCCGCGCTGGTCAAGACCGCGCGCGACACGTTCGACCCGGAAGCGGACGACCAGGCGCTGGACCCGGCCGCGATCGCCGCGACAATTCCGCGTCTGACGCTGACGCAAGCGCGCACCGCGGCGGCGTTCTATGCCGGCCTGGCGCTTCGCGACATGCAGGAACTGTTACCCGTCATCCAGGGCACGACGCCGGCCAGCGCGGCGGCCGTCAAGCGCGCGCGGGATAAACTCCTGGCGTCTGTCGTCGAACACGCCGACGATATCGTCGAAGCATTGCGCGCGGCGGCGACGACATTAGAAACTGCAAATGACGACGTCGCCGGTTGACGTACTAAAAACGTTTTAGTACCATGCAATCCTCAAACAAAAAAGGGGATTGCAATGTCGACCGTCGCTCAGATCCAAACCGCTACACCTGTCGCAATCCCGAACGCCGGCGCCGTCAACACGCGCCGGCGTTTGCATATCGGCGCGCGTTTGCGCTGCACCTGGACGAAAGTCCGTTACAACAAATGGGCGCAACATCTTGCCATTTGGACGACCGCCGGCGCGATCGCGGTTTTCTATGGCTGGCTGGCGGCGTCCGGCTTCTGATTCCGCTATGAACAATCAACCGATGACGGGCGACGAATTGCGCGACGCGCAAGACGCGCTGGACATGGATAACAAGCGTTTCACGGACGTTTTCGGCGTAAGCGAAGCGACGCTGTGCAATTGGAAGGCGGACCGGACGAAGGTCCCGGCCGCGGTCGCAATTGCATTGCGTCTTATGATCGCGACCGGCGACAACGGCGCGACAGGATCAAAGGCGAAATGACGGAATCGGCGAAGCAATATCCAATGTCGACATGGGCGCGCGCCTATGTCGAAAAATACGGCCTGTCCGTGTTGCCGTTGCGGCCGAAGACAAAACGACCGTACGCCGACAACTGGGCGAAAAACCCGGACGCCTGGCTGACGGACGCGCAAGCGGCGCACGCGCATTACACCAGCAGTCCCGCGGACAATATCGGCGTCGTCCTGGGTCATCCTGGCGGACTGTGTAGCCTGGACATTGACGACGAAGAAAGCGCGCGCCTGATATTCGCGGAATTCGGCGTCGACCTGGACGACCTGATCGCGAACAATCCGACGATCGTCGGCGCGTCCGGCGGGTTCCGGATCGAATTCCGCGTCCCGGAAGGGGCGAACCTGACGACGCACGCGCTGGCCTGGCCGACGCAGGACGACCCGAAAAAGCGCTTTACCGTTTTCGAATTCCGCGGCGCCGGCGGCCAGGACGTTTTCCCGCCGTCGATTCACCCCGACACACTGCGGCCGTACACCTGGCGGACGTCGCCGAAGGACAAGCCGTTCCAGGACCTGCCCGAAGACTTGCTGTACGCCTGGCAAGGCTGGGACGAAGGGTTCAAGCGCCTTTGCCTCGAGGTCTGTCCCTGGGCGCCGGAACTGACGTACACGGTCCCGCCGGCGAACAATGGTCCGGTCGGCGACGGCACGGACACGAAAAGCGTAATCGTCCGCTTCAACGCCGCGCACTCGGTCGCGGAAATGCTCGAGCGCTTCGGATACCAGCAGCGCGGAAAGCTTTTCCTTTATCCGGGAAGCAAGACGAAGATTCCCGGCGTCCGGATCCTGGACGGGAATCGCGCCTGGTCGCACCACGGAAGCGACCCGATGAACGGCACGGAACGCGGCGGCAAGCCGATTAATCCGTTCGACTTGTTCTGTTTTTACGATCACGGCGACAACGTCCCGCGCGCGGTTCGCGCGGCGGCGCAAGTCCTGGGGATCGCGCACAAGACCAAAGCGGAAAAGGCGGCCGGCCGCTCGAGCGCACCGACGGCGCCGACGTTGCGCGACGGCGAACACCTGGACGAAGAAACGGGCGAAATCGCGCCGGCACCGGCGGCGCCCGTCGCGGTTAAATCGACGGTCACGCGCGCCGAACCCGCGGCGCCGGCGTTCGCGGATCCGCGCCTGCAGTACATGAAATTTCGGCCGCTCGGATACAACAGCGGAACGTATTACTACATGGCGAGCGGGACGCAGCAAATTACCGCGCTGACGGCGTCGCAACACTCGAAAGCGAATCTGATCCAGCTTGCGCGCCTGGCCGAATGGGATAAGCATTTCAAGCCGGGCGGGGCGAAGTCCGTCGACTGGGACGACGCGATGGATACGCTGATGCGCGAATGCGAGTATCGCGGCGTTTTCGATGTTTCGATGCTTCGCGGTCGCGGCGTCTGGTATGACGACGGCCGGATCATGGTTCACCTGGGCGACCGCGTCCTGGTCGACGGATCCGCGAATCTGCCGGGCCGGGTCGACTCGCGTTATATCTACGAAGCGAAAATCCCGATGCGCGCCAGCGTCGACGACCCGCTGACGGCGACGGAAGCGAAGCGGTACGCCGACCTAATCGCAATGGCGGCCTGGGAAAAGCCGCTATCGGCGTCGCTGTGCGCCGGCTGGGCGGTCGTCGCGCATATCGGCGGCGTCCTGAACTGGCGTCCGCATATTTGGATCATCGGTCGCCGCGGATCCGGGAAAACGCACGTCATGGCGAACATGGTCCGGCCGGTCATGGGGGATAACGTCCTGCACGTCCAGGGCCACACCAGCGAAGCCGGGATCCGCCAGGACCTGGGCGTCGATTCGCTTCCGGTCCTATTCGACGAAGCGGAAGGCGAAGACGCGAAGGCGAACGACCGCCTACAGTCCGTCCTGGCGCTGGTCCGCCAGTCGTCTAGCGAAACCGGCGGGAAAATGCTGAAGGGCACGACGGCCGGAAAATCGATGCAATTCCAGATCCGGTCCTGTTTCGCGTTTTCGTCGATCACGGCGAACCTGATGCAGCAGTCCGACAAGTCGCGCGTAACAATCCTCGAGCTAAACCAGGACTATTCGCGCCACGAATTCCAGGCGATCGTCGACGCACAGATCGCGCTTTTGACTGACGACTACGTCCAGCGCTTCTACGCTCGAGCGCTCGCAATGGCGCCGACGATTCGGAAAAACGCGATCGCATTCGCCGGCGCCGCGGCGACTGCGCTCGGCGAGCAGCGCGCCGGCGACCAGCTAGGCGCATTGCTGGCCGGCGCCTATTCGCTCGAGTCCGACGACGAACTGACGGCCGAACAAGCGCGCGCCTGGGTCGAATCGCGCGACTGGTCGGAACAGCGCGACGAAGCGCGGGGCCAATCGGACGAACAAGCTTGCTGGTCCTACCTGCTACAGCAACGCCTGGCCGTCCAGACGGATCACGGCCGCGAAGACCTGCCCGTCGGCGTCTTGCTGGATATCGCGACCGGGAAGTCGAACCGCGGGACCGGCGTCGACCGCCAGCGCGCAGAGGAAATTCTTATGCGCACCGGCTTTAAGGTTATGCCTGATGAAACGACGGTCGCCGTATCGAATGGCGCCGTCGACATTAAGAAAATGCTCGAGGGGAAACCCTGGGGCGCCGATTGGGGCCGCGTGCTTAAGCGTTTGCCAGGCGCGGCGCCGTCTTCGGGCATGGTGTATTTCGGGTTCAAGGGAAGCGAAAAGCGCGCGACGCTGGTCCCAATTACTGACGCAGAGGAATGATGACAAACCAGGAAAACGACCGCGGCGAATGCCGCTCGAGTTATTGCGAATGTCTGCCGGGCCAATGCGCCGGCGGACGCGTCGACAAGCGCGAAGACGAAGCGGCGCGGATCCGCGCGGCCGGCATGTCGGCGACCGACATACGGTTAATGCAACTGCACGACGAAATAAAGGCGTTTCTGAGCAAACGCGACCAGGGGCGCGTCATGGGCGCCGTACGTCGGATCATGCTCGAGCGGACATAGGCCGATCGACGGACCCGCCAGAAACGACTAGGCCCGCGTATGCGGGCCTTTTGCGTTAAACCGGGTCGTCGGCATCGTCCAGCAGCGGGAAGGACGCCTGGGGCGGTTCTAGCCCGTTTGCGATCGATTCCGCGCTATCGCCGACCAGGGCGCCGCGGATTTGGCCCAACTGTGCGGCGTATAGGGCGCGCTGGGCGCCTTCCGGATGGATTTCCGCTATGCCGGCCAGCTTGTCGAGCGCGAACCGCGTATCGCCCGTTTTGAGGGTCGCGTTAAGCAAATCCTCGAGCGGGACGAATTCGTCGCCGTGCATGTCGACGAAGACCCGCACGTCGTCGACCTGGCGGACGGGTTTCGCGCCGACCGACCGAATCACGCGCCGGCCGGCCGCGACCGTCGCGCCGTCCGCGCGCGCGCCGTCCGTGCGCCAGCATCGCGTTACACCGTCCGCACCGCGGCGGACCGCGAACGTCATTCCATGCCGGCGACCGTACGCGTAAGCCGCGACCCGCAAGGCGTCGACGCTTTCCGGCGGGACGACGAAAGACGTCTGGGGTTCCATCAAAGCAAACGGCCAGGTCGAACGCTTGCCAGTCGACGGACCTATTGGAAACGGCACATTCTTATCGATAGGAATCATATGTTCTCACACACGTTAATGACAGGCACGATCATAAACGACACATAGGCCGCACACAAGAAACGACGACGGTCCGGTCCTAACGCATGCATTTGTATATGCTAAAACACATGCTAAAACACATGCAGGCGCACATAAAACGACACACATTTCCGAAAGTATCGTAAGGAACTATCAGGACGCTTTCGGGAAATGATAGTAAAAAGTCCTTTAGAATCAGGCGACTATCAGAACTATCGGAACTATCACCGCGTCACAGACAGCTATAAACAGACAGAAAGAGCTATCACACACAATCTCTCTCTCTCTTAATCTTTATCTATAAAAAGATAGTTATATTGATAGAAACCTTATCCAGTAAGGCTTTGACCGTCTATCGCAAGGGTTTTGTAAGTGATAGAAACGCCGCTATCGATAGCTGAAATCCAATAGCGTCCGATGACCGTCGCCAATCTGCCGGGCCAGATTGACGGCGCCGACGGTACAATTTGCGCAATCACTAGGGACAATCGCATGCTACAAATCGGCGTCAAATCAACACTGGACCAGGTCCTGGCGGCTGTCGGCGTATTCGACGACAAACAGCTACCGTTTGCGGTATCGAAAGCGCTTAACGACACGGCGAACCAGGCGCGCGACGCCGTGCGGGCGAAAATGCCGTCCAATTTCACGATTCGCCGCGACTGGGTCGTTAAGGGAATCCAGGTCGTCCCGGCGACAAAGCAAAGCCTGTCGGCGATCGTCTGGTCGCGCGACGATTACATGGCGCTGCAGGAAACGGGCGGCGATAAAACGCCGTTCGGGAAATACCTGGCGATCCCGCTTCCGGCGGTCAAGCCGACGGCCGGATCCATAGTCCGCAAGGAGGACTATCCGCGCAACATTCCGGCGACGCTGACGGCGCCAGGGAAGGGCGGACAACTGACGGCCGTAGTTACGATGCGCAACGGGAAAAAGTTCATCGCGCGCGCGTCGGCGAACCCGACGAAAGGGAAGCGCCTGGAATTGCTGTATTACCTCATGCCAACGGCGCACCTTAAGCCGCGCCTGAACCTCGAGACAATCACGGACCAGGTTGTCGCGGACAAGTTCGCCGACAATTTCGAAAAGGCAATCGCGCTGGCAATGTCGACAGCGCGTCCGTGATTTATTCGCCTGGACTGTTGACGTACTAAAAGCGTTTTAGTATTCTGGTTACGTCAACAAAAAACAGGGGAATAAAATGTCGGCATGGGAAAAGCTGGTCGCGCAGGTCGAAAAGGATCACGGAACGCGCGGACCGATGTTTGACGCGGTCATGGCGGCGGAAGGAAACGCGCCGGCCGGCGACGATAACGCGGCATATGAATCGCTGTCGCTGACGGTAATTTTCGAAGCGCGCGCCGACGTCCGCGCGTATTTCGAATCGATCGGCTACGCGTATTAAGGGTCGACCGGCCATGCGCACAAACGAACATGTCGACGCGGCCGAAGTCGCGCACCGCGTCGCCGCATATCCGATGCTTGTCGAGGCGCTCGAGGAATTGCTGTCGTTCCTGGGCGAACCGACCAGCAATGCAGGCGAAGACGAAATCCGCTTCGGGCGCTATGCGCTGGCGCGGGCCAAATTCAGAAAGGGGGAATGATGGAAGTCGAAAAGGGTCGGCGCCGGACGCTGGTCGGAAACCTGACCGTCCAGACGCTGCGCACGCCGCGACAATGGCTTCAGATCACGCGCGACCCGTCCCGGCGGACATTCACGCTTGCGCGCGGATACGCCGGCGAGGTCCTAGCGCATGCGCGGGAAACCTGGTCGTTTGTGTCGGTCCCGCACTGGGACGACGCGGTCGAATTGGCTGTCCAACAATTGAAGGATTGGGAATGATGGCGCAAAAAACCTTTAAAGCGCTGACGAAACCGTATTCGACGGACGCGCTGATCGGGATGGGGTTCGCGCGCGACGGCGCGCAAATGGTCAAGCGCGGCGCGCGGCGCGTCGATTTGGCGATCGCGTACAGCGCGAACGGCGACATATGGCGAATCACGCCGCTGGTCGGTAAGCGGGTCTGGCGACCGTAATCGATAGGCGTCAAATAATCGACGCGACAATGGCAACACGACGCCGGCGAAATGCCGGCTTTTTTGCGTCAATCGCTTGCAACACTAAAATAATTTTAGTATTCTCTCTACATCGACAACGCAACGGGGAAACGAAATGAACGCAGCGCACACGACGACTTTCTTGTTCGACAACGGCGAATATTTCGCGGCGCACCTGGACAACGGCGGGGCGCGCGTCGGGATGAATTCCATTGTCGCGCTGGACGTTCCGGCCGATCACGATTTGTATCCGGCAATTCTGGCGCTCAACGAATCGACCGTCGAGGAATTCATCGACGACCAGATCATGGCCGGCCGAATCGACCCGCGCGTTTTTGGCTAAATCAGCACACCAACCGGCCGGCGAAAGCCGGCCAACACTCGAGGGGAACGAAATGGCGAAGCGCGTACCGATTCGACGGGCGGAAGGCTGGAAGTTTTGCGGCGCGGCCGGAAAGTTTGCCGTATGGCACGCCGGCAAAAACCTGTATCACGTCACGGACGGCGACCAGGGCGAAATCATCGGAACGCGCGACCAGTTCGGCCTGGCGTTTAGCATGGCAAGCCGGCTTTACCTGGCGCGATAATCAGACAACCAGGGCCGGCGGACGCCGGTCGACCCTCGAGAGAAACGAAAATGGAAAACCAGAAAATCGTCGTCAAATACAATCCGCGTCCCTGGCAATCGTTCAAGCGTCCCGTTTGGAGTGACAGCAAACCGTTTGTTGTGTACGTCGACGGCCAGGTCGCGCTGGACAAGCAAGGCCGGGAACGCCGGTTCGAAACTGAGGCTGGCGCTAAAAAGGCGTTCGGCGTCGCTTAATTCGACGCACACCAGCAACACAAAAAGCCGGCGCAATGCCGGCTTTGTAGTTTCTACAGTGTCGACGTGGCATGATCGCAAATGTTACAAACTACGTCGACGCCAACATGTCCAAAGCACCCGCAAACCAGCTTTATATTCCGCAGGACCGGCGTCGACTGACGTCGGATATTTTCGACGGCGCCGTCGTCTGTTTCAGCGACGCGCATTACTGGCCAGACGTCGTCACGGTCGCGCACCAGGCGCTGATCGAAGTCTGTCGCGAGATCCAACCGAAAATGGTAATCGCGAACGGCGATATCCTGGACGGCGCGCGTATCGGTCGACATGCGCGAATTGGCTGGGAGCATAAGCCGTCGCTGAAACAGGAAATGGACGCCGCGCGCGAACGTATGGCCGAAGTCCAGGTCGCGACGCCGAAGGCGGTCCGCGTCTGGAACTGGGGCAATCACGACATTCGGTTCGACAGCTACATCGCCAACAGCGCGCCGGAAACGGAAGGGCTACACGGCGTAAGCCTGGCCGATCATTTCCCGGCCTGGCATTTCGGCTGGTCGCTCATGCTCAATGAATCGCTGATGGTCAAGCATCGCTATCACGGCGGCATTCACACGGCATACAACAACACCGTTAAAGCCGGCCTGTCCATGATGACAGGGCATACGCACGCGCTCGAGGTCAAACCCTGGGGCGACTACAACGGGCGGCGCTACGGGATCCAGGACGGCACACTGACCGATCGCGACGGACCGCAGTTCACATACGCCGAAGACAGTCCGTCGGCACAGAACAGCGGCTTTGCTGTCGTCACGTTCGACAGCAACGGTTTCATGCTCCCGCCGGAACTGTGCGAGGTCATCGGCGACGCCGCGTTCTTTCGCGGCCAGCGGGTCGTCTAATGCGACGCGTCGTCATCCTGGGCGCCGGCCTGGCGCTGGGCGTCGCGCTGGCGGGCGCGCTGGCCGGCCAGTCGCACGGCGTATGCATCGGACCAATCGAAGACCGCGTCGCTACCATGCGGCCAGCGATCGCGCAAGGGGAATCGTTCGATTCGTGGTTGATATATCAGCGCGACCTAGTGCAAACCCCTATTGACACGGCCGTTTCGCACCAAAAACGGGCGTTTTGGCCCGTTTCTGCACCATTCCTGTGCATTTTGGGTCCCTCCCCACCCCCGCCCCCCGCGGGTAACGCGCGACCCCCGACGTTTTCCTAGAGATAAGCGTAAAAGATGGTTGTCAACCTGACAGTTGGCAACCTGTGGAGTTGTCAACCGGGATAAATTACAATGGCGACGGCGGCACCTGAAAAACGGAAAGACTGGCGCGACTTTTACCCTTGCGCCGGATGCTTCCGAATGCTGAAAATTGGCGTTAGAAGCTGTCCGCATTGCTGGCACCTTAACGGCGCCTGTCATCGGGTAATTGGCAAATAATCGCGGCGACGCGGCACAAATCGAAACCTAATGGCGACTGTTTCCCTTCGCGAATTCGGGCGAATGATCGACGTTTCCGGCGAAGCGGTCCGGAAGGCGATCGCGTCCGGCCGCCTGGTCGACAGCGTCCGCCGGGACGACAAGGGCCGGCCGTCGCTGGATCCCGATATCGCGCTGGTCGAATGGAAGCGGAACACGAATTCCGGCCGCGGATCCGCCAGTCGCGGCGAAGGCGCGGCGATTCCGGCGCCACCAGCCGGGCCAAAGACTGCGGCGCGTCAAATCCCGAAACCGGACGTTAGCGAGCCGGCCGCGCCGGCACCCGCGCGCGACGCGATCGGCGCGGCGGTCGCCGCATGGGCCGGCGCCGACATGGAACCGGACTTCGCGCGGCGCGCGCGGGCCGCGGAACGGCGCGCGGACGCCGGCCAGGACGACCAGGACGACGGCGCCGGCGATAAGCCGGACCTGAATAACTCGCGCGCGTGGAAAGAGCATTACCAGTCGGAACTGGCGCGGCTACAGGTCGAAGAAAAGCTGGGAACGCTGATCGACGCGAAGGCCGCGGAGGAACGCTGGTCCGCGCTGATCGCGTCATGCAAAACGAAGCTTTTGGCGATTCCGTCGAAAGCGCGATCGCGCCTTCCGAAACTGGACAATTCGGACGTCGCGATGCTTGAAAAACTTGTCCGGGAAGCGCTCGAGGAATTGACGCAATGAAAAAATATTACTGGCTCCTGGTCGCGGCCGTCGTCCTGATGGTCATCGGTTTTTTGCGTGCGGCGCCGGCGTTTATCCCGGCGGCGCTATGCCTGGCGTTATGGGTCCATGAATGGGTCCAGGACGGCCCGATTCCGCGCGCGCGCATGCTGGCGCCGCGGGAAGTCCGCGACGCGGACCGCGGCCGGCGCGCGCTCGAGGTCGGACTATGTCCGCGGATCCGCAAGTCGCAACCGGACGAATTCGCCTGGACGAATCGCGCCGGCGAATTGCTGTCCTGGCGCTGCACTGGCGCGGGCGTCATCGGCCGCGGGCGCGATCGCGTCGAGGCGTTCGACGACTGGGAGGCGCAACTGTGAAGACGAAACGCACGGTCGTCGCGCTGATTTGGGCCGGCGTCATCGGCGCCGATGCGCTGCGGATCCCGCGGCCGGCATTCGTCGGACTGTCGCCGGCGCCGCTTCGCGTCATCGGGGCGCACGGATGAACAAGCGCATTTGCTGGGGCGTTCAATTGGCGCCGGCTGACGACGATACGACCTGTCTCGCGGAAACGGCGTCCGCATGCCTGGCGATGCTTGAAAAACGGATGGGCGATCCGGCCGGCATTCGGACGTTTTTCGAGAATGGCGCGCGCCTGGTCCTGGTCGAAGTAACCGAACGGATCATTTCGAAATGACGATCGCGACGGCCGCACCCTGTCGCGAATCGACCCTGGACCGGGTTTTCCGGTCCATCGTCGGACGCTGGCTACCGCCGAAGAAACTGTCCCTGTCCCAATGGGCGGACGAATACGCGGTCCTATCCGCCGAATCGGCCGCGGAGCCTGGGAAGTGGACGAACATTCCGTATCAAATCGGCATGATGGACGCGCTAACGGATCCGGACGTCGAACGCGTTACGGTCATGAAATCGGCGCGGGTCGGATACACGAAAATCCTAAACCATGCGGTCGCGTTCCATATTCACCAGGACCCATGCCCGATTATGGTCGTCCAGCCGACGATCGAGGACGCGGAAGGCTATTCGAAAGACGAAATCGACCCGATGTTACGGGACACGCCAGCGCTGGCCGGCGTCGTATCGGAAGCGAAGGCGAAAGACGGCAAAAACACGATCCTGAAGAAGTCGTTTCCAGGCGGAAACCTGCTAATGATCGGCGCGAATTCGCCGCGCGGGTTCCGGCGGGTTTCGATTCGATTCGTCGCGTTTGACGAGGTCGACGGATACCCGTTCGAAGGCGCCGGCAAAGACGGCGACCAGATCCGCCTGGGGATCCGGCGGACGGAATACTACTGGAACCGGAAAATCCTCGAGGGTTCGACGCCGACCGAAGACGAAATTTCGCGGATCGCGAAGTCGTTCGAAAAGTCGGAACAGCATCGATATTTCGTCCCTTGTCCGCACTGCGGCGAATTCCAGACGCTGAAATGGGGCGGCAAAGATAAGCCGTACGGGATCAAATGGCCGGAAGGCGAGCCGGCCAAAGCGTATTACGTCTGTGAGCATAACGGATGCGTTATCCAGTACGTCGACCAACGGCAAATGGTCGAGCGCGGCCAGTGGCGATGCGTCAACCCGTCCGGCCGCACGACCCGCCGGCATGTCGGTTATCACATTTGGGCCGCTTACTCGTTTTCGCCGAATGCGACCTGGGGCCAACTGGCCGAAGAATTCGAGGAATGCCGCGACGACCCGACGCTTTTAAAGACGTTCGTTAATACGGTCCTGGGCGAAGTCTGGAAGGTCGACTACTCGAAAAAGCTCGAGGCGGAAGGGCTGGCGTCGCGCGCGCGCGGGTACGCCGAATTTACCGCACCCAGCGGGGCCATATTCCTGACTGTGGGAACCGACGTCCAGGACGATCGCGTCGCGGTCGTCGTCCGCGCCTGGGGCGACGGCGAAGAATCCTGGCTGGTCCATCATTCGGAACTGTACGGCGACACGGCGGAACTGGGCGTCGACCGCGGCGCGGCCGAATATTCCGGAAGCCTGGCGGAAGCGCTGGACGCGCTTATCGAAACGCCGGTCGTCCGGACCGACGGATTTATTCTTCCGGTCATGGCGGCCGGTATGGACTCGGGCGACGGCGACACGACGCACGCGGTTTATTCGTTCGTCCGCCAGCGTCAAAAGGAAAAATGGATCGCGACGAAGGGCGCCAGCGCGTCGAATCGGCCGGCGATCGGGAAACCGTCGCTGCAGGACGTCAATTACAAGGGCAAGTCCCACAAAAACGGCGTCCGGCTGTACATGGTCGGAACCGACACGGTCAAAGGCGTTATTTACGCGCGCCTGAAGTCCGAACGCCAGGCGGGCGCCGGCGTTATGCATTTTCACCAGGAAGCGAGCCAGACCTATTTCGACCAGCTTGTCGCGGAAAAGCAGGTCATTACATACCAGAAAGGTTTCGCGCGGAAATCCTGGGTCAAAGACAAGACGGCGCGCAATGAAGCGCTGGATTGTGAGGTCTACGCGTACGCCGCACTTCAGCAGGTCTACACCCGAATCAATAAGAAAAATGTCTGGTCGATTGTCGCCAAGCGATTGACAAAAAAACCAACATCGGACCCGGTATTTACCGCGCAAAAATTGCAAACGACCCCTGTAAAAAGTACAATCCAGCGAACGACAAATTTCGTCAACGACTGGTAGGCAAAATGAATATTCCGGGACAAATCACGGCCGGCGATTCGGTTAAATGGACCGACGACAACGTCCTGGACTCAAACGGCGCCGCGCTGTCGCCGGGCGACTGGACGCTGAATTACGCCATTCGTGGCGCGGTATCGCTGGACCTGGTCGCGACGCCGTCCGGCGCGCAATTCCAAACCGCAATGTCGACCGCGCAGTCGGCGACGCTGACGCCGGCCGGGACGTTTTACTGGACCGCGTTCGCGACGAACGCCGCCGGCGAGCGGGTCACGGTCGGACGCGGGACGCTGGTCGTCCTGGCGGACATTACCGCGGCGCCGGCCGGATACGACGGCCGCACGCAGGACGAAAAAGACCTGGTCGCGGTACGCGCGGCAATCAGCGCGCGCATTACCGGCGGCGTCATTTCCGAATATTCCATTGCGGGCCGGACGTTGAAAAACGAACCGCTTTCCGCGCTTCGCGACATGGAATCCCGAATCCTGGCGAAGATTTCGCGCGCGCGACAAGCGGAAATGATCGCAAACGGCCAGGGCAACCCGCGTCAAATTTTCGTAAGGTTCTGATATGCGATTCCCGTTTTCCTTTCGCCGCGCGGCGCCGGCGCTGGCCGTCGTCGAACGGACCGAACCGGCCGTCCGGCGTGAAACGACGTCATCGGTCCGCATGTACAAAGGCGCGGAATTCTCGCGCCTGACGGCGGATTGGGCGGCGTTCGGGACCAGCCAGGACAGCGAGGTCCGCGGGTCGCTGCGGACGCTGCGGAACCGCTCCCGGTCGCTGGTCCGCGATAACGACTACGCGAAAAACGCCGTCCGCCAGGTCCGGCTAAACGTCATCGGGAAAGGCGTCGCGTTTAAGCCGAAATTTAAGCAATTGCGCGGCGGCAAACTGAACGAAGCGGCCAACGACCAGGCGGCGAAGCTTTGGAAGCGCTGGACGCGCGCGGAAACCTGCCATACGGGCGGGACGCTGGCATTCGAGGAAATCGAACGCCTGGCTATTTCGTCGCTGGCCGAATCGGGCGAAGTGATTATCCGGAAGGTCTATCGATCGTTCGGCGGGTCGCGGATCCCGTTCGCGCTCGAGGTCATCGAGTCGGACCAACTGATCGACGAGCATAACGGCATCGCGGACAACGGCGACCAGATCCGAATGGGCGTCCAGTCGGACGAATGGGGCCGGCCGACGTATTACTGGTTCTATCCGCGGCACCCTGGCGACTATCAGTTCCAGGGCAACGGGACGGAAAAGTATCTGAAGGTCCCGGCGTCGGAAATCATTCACCTGTACATCACGGACCGGCCGGGACAGACCCGCGGGATTCCCTGGATGCATACCGCCATGCAACGCATGCGGCATATGGGCGGATTCGAGGAAGCCGAAGTCGTCAAGGCGCGGGGCCAGGCGTCAATGATGGGTTTTATCCAGACGCCGGACGGTGAAACGCAGGACGACGGCACGGTCGACGGCCAGCGCGTTTCCGCATTCGAGCCGGGAAAAATCGAAGCGCTGGGACCGGGCGAAACCTTTACGCCGTTCGCGCCGACGTCGCCGGGCGGATCCTATGATCCGTTCGTCCGATCGATGCTTCGCGGCGTCGCGGCCGGCCTGGGCCAGTCTTACGCGCCGTTGAGCGGCGATTACAGCCAGACGAATTATTCGTCGTCGCGCCTGGCGCTGATGACGGACCGCGACAACTGGCAAACCTTGCAACAGTGGCTGATCGGCCAGTTTCACCAGCGCGTTTTCGAAGGCTGGCTGGACGCGGCGGTCCTGTCTGGCGCGCTGAATCTGCCGTATTACGAATTGAACAAGGACGACTATGTCGAGCAAGTCCTATGGTCGCCGCGGTCCTGGGGCTGGATCGACCCGTACAAAGAGGCGCAAGCGTACCGGACGGCCGTCCGCTCGGGCTTTATGACGCTGGAACAGGCGATCCGCGAAAACTCGAATATGTCGCTTGAAGAATACCTGGCGCAACGCGAACGGGAAGTCGAAATGTGTCGGGAACTGGGGATCGTCCTGGATACGGACCCGTCACAGGTCAACGAAAAGGGCATCGCGCAACGCGCGCCCAATACGATGACGGACCAGGCGGCGACAGATCCCGGCGCGCTCGAGGCCGGCGCGGATCCGGACGACACGGCCGGCGAGGAAAACGACGACGACAACGGCGCCGGCACGGAATCAGAAAGCGACGCGTCGACACTGGATAAACCGCCGGCCAGCGGCGGAACCTGACGCAGAAAAACGACGGCGCCTTCGGGCGCCGTTTGTAATTATTTAACCTAGTGTTGACAGCAGCATATAAAAAATACAAAATCGCGGCTGTAAGTTTTACAACGCGACCGGGTTAAATATGAAGCTGGGTTTGCTCTATCGCTTCGCGCAATTCGACGGGACGACCGTCGACACTGAACAGCGCACCGCACGACTTTCGTTTTCGAGCGAAACGCCTGTCCGTCGCGAATTCGGAAATGAAGTCCTGTCGCACCGCGCCGGCGCCGTTGATTTGGCCCGGCTGAACAGCGGCGCTCCGCTCCTGTTTAACCATAATCGCGATGACGTCCTGGGCGTCGTCGAATCGGCCGAAGTCGGCGCCGACGGCCGCGGTTACGCGACCGTACGTTTTGCGAAGACGCAGCGCGGCGACGAAATCATGGGCCTGGTCGCTGACAAGGTCCTGACGAATGTGTCGACCGGCTACAGCATCGCGACGATGGACAAGACGGCCGGCGAACGCGGCGGACCGGCGACATTCACGGCGACGAAATGGACGCCGGCGGAAATCTCCATCGTCACGGTTCCGGCGGATCCGTCCGTCGGCATCGGGCGCGCTGAAAGCATCGAAGAAATCGAAGTCGCTGTCCGCGACTTGTCCGCGGCACCGGCCGCAATCATTACCACAACAGGGAACACTATGACCCCGGAAGAAATCGCGGCGCAGCAAGCAGCGGCACGCCTTGAGGCGCGCGACGCCGAACGCGCACGCCAGACGACGCTTAACGTCCTGGCGACGCGCCATGCAAGCGTCGCCGGTATGGGCGACCTGATCCGCCAGCTTCGCGAAAGCGACCAGCCGCTGGAAGCCTGTCGCGCTGCCGTGCTCGAGAAGCTCGGCGCCGTCCAGGTCCCGGTCGGCGACGGCCAGCGCGACGCGCTGGACCTGACGGACAAGGAAAAGCGCGC